GCAATTGATGCCGTTGTTGCAATCATCGAAACCGCAACGGGTGAAGCTCCAAGTGCAGAAGTTATTGCACAAGTCACCGAAGCAATCGAAGCTTGCCCAACAGAAGCCGCAATTTCCGAAGTTATTTCCGCAGAAGCTGCTCCAGCCGCTGTAGTTGAAACTATCATCAACGAAATTGTTGCCGAAAGTCCAAGTGCAGAAGTTCCAGCCGCTGCTGAAATCGTAAACGCAGTAGTTGAGTCCGTTGTTTCTGCCGACGCAGAAACACAACCAGACGTTGTTGCCGCTGTCGCTGCCGCTGTCGCCGCTGTTGTTAATGCCGAACCAGAAGTTGTTCAAGATGCAGAAGCTATCACAGATGCAATCACTGCTGCTGTTGCTGAACTATCCGCACCAGAATCTGCTGCTGTACAAATTCAAGTAGCAGAAGCTGTTGCTGAAATCATCGCTGCTGCTACAAGTGTAGAGCAAGTTGATACAGAAGTATTAGCACAAGTTACAGAAGCTGTAGCTGCTGATCCAGAATTGGATGTCATCGACGAACGTTTAAGTTTGATCGAACAAAAACTTCTTTCGCTGGGAAAATAACAGCCAGCGTAGGACAAAAGTTAGATGGTGTTCGACGCTGGATACTAAATTTATTCTAATCTAACACAAAGGCTCCAGAAATGGAGCCTTTTTTATTTTACATTTATATACTTGACACGTAACAAATATTGTTCATTATGGCGTGCGAAATGAGATGCAATTCCGCAAATCATTTCATACACACACAAAATGAAAGATACAAATACAAAAACAGGTAAGAGCGGTTATGAAATCAGACTGGAAATTCTTGGCCTAGCAATGGGTCAAGCAGATTCGGCTTATTTTAATGAACTCGAGCGTCGTCGCCATGCTGCCGGTGATAAAGGAACATGGGAATTGCCAAAAGACAATCGTGTAGATGAAGCAATGCAAGTTGCTGAAAAACTCTATAAGTTTGTTGAAGCTAAGTAACGATAAATACTGATAAACGTTTATCTACTTGCCCAGATGCCATTGGCGTCTGGGCATTTTTTATTATCAAGCGCAGTGGTGTAACCGGTGAACACTGAACTCTGTGAAAGTTCGATTGAGAGTTCGATTCTCTCCCGCTTGACCAATTTTTTATAGAGCCGTGATGAAGTCATCAACAGAGTCTCCAAAACTCTGAACGAGGGAGCGTTACCTTCCGGCTCTGCCATTTATAATTTTATATCGCTGTGCGCTCGAATGGTCAGAGCAGCCTCTGCAAAAGGCATTTATGTGGGTTCGATCCCCATCAGCGATTCCATTTTTATGGAAGATTAAACGGCAATAATGGCGGTTTAACCTAGCCACGTAACATGCTAAAGTGAGATAGCTGTGGGACGGCTTGACTATAGAAAAATTTTTGATATAAATAGTAGTGGTTCATCGCTTTTGTCTTGATTCTATATATTTATTGATATGGAACAAAAAATTTGTGAACTTGGGTGTGGTAAAATTGCTATTCATCAACTGAAAAGTGGGAAATGGATTTGTGATACATCCATAAACAGATGTGAAGTTATGCGAAAGAAAAATTCTGACGCAATCAAGGGAGTCCCAAGATACAATATGAGAGGCGAAAATCATCCACGTGGCATGTTGGGAAAAAAGAGTTGGAATTCCGGCAAAACTAAAGATAATGATGAACGGTTAAAATCAATGTCGGAAAAAAAGAAAGGAATTGTTCCAAAATGCGCCGGTAGAGCGCCCACCGATGAAAAAGAAGCAATCAGAAGAATTAGAATTTCGGAAAAAATGAAATTGGTCGGCGGTGGATATAGACAAGGAAGTGGTAGAGGAAAGAAAGGTTGGTATAAAGGTTATTGGTGCGATAGTTCATGGGAACTTGCTTGGGTGATATATCAACTTGAGCATGGTGTAAAATTTGAAAGAAATGTTGAAAAATTTGAATATTTTGTGAATGATAAAAAACACAATTATATTCCAGACTTTAAAATAGAAAATACATACATTGAAATAAAAGGCTATGATAGTGATGTGTGGCAAAATAAATTAGAACAATTTCCACATAAGTTGGATATACTGTATGAAAATGAGATGGAACCAATATTTAAATATGTTCATTCAAAGTATGGAAAAAAGTTTGTAAGGTTATACGAGAGTCAAGATTTGAATATAAAATAAAATTTATGGAAGAATGGCTGAGTCCGGCTTAAGGCAGCGCACTTGAAATGCGCCGTGGTCGAAAGATCACCGTGGGTTCGAATCCTACTTCTTCCTCCAAGTTGATAAGTTATGGTGTAATGTTAGCACGCATTCGGTAGCGAGTGAAGGAAGGCTCGATCCCTTCTAACTTGTCAATTTATGCCGCATAAACATAAATGGTGATGTACAAGTTTCGTAAACTTGAAAACCGAGTTCGATTCTCGGATGCTGCTCCATCTTATAAAAAGGTTATAATATAATTATAATATAACTATAATATATTTATTGGTACTATGGATACCAATAATATTATATTAGTACAAGATAAGTCGTTTAATCAAGCCAATTCATATAATCCTGACACACCTGATAATAAGTGTGATCATTTGTCTGTGTTGTGCTTTAGTGGCAAAAGAGATGTAGTTGTTGAAAACTGCGTTATTGACGGCCAAAGTGCAAGATGGGGCAGCAAAGCTTCAAATGGATTTAATCATACCTACAACAACTGCATATTCAAAAATGCAACTGCTCGTTCGTTTGATATGGTTCGTGGCGGCAACATAACATTTAACAACTGTCGTTTTGAAAATGATGGCAGTCGTAAAAAAATAACATCACCATATGCTATTGCTGAACAATGCGATATTGGCATGAAGGGTGGCATTCGCGATGTTACATTTAACGATTGTGTACTAAATGATATTCTTATTGGCGATTATAGCATATATGATCAAGCTGATAGACCAAAGGCTCGTAGATTTACATTTAATAATTGTAAGAATCTTGACGGCGGCGCAATTATCATTCGCGGCAAATATTTTGAAAAAGACAGTCTTGTGCTAAACAACACAAAAGCTAAAGTATATATTTGGCCAGAACTATTAACCAAACTATATTGGGCATATAACCGTAAGTTTGGCGATACTAGAAAGTTTGACGGTTGGAACGTCATAACAGACGAAGAAAAATTATAATAACTCAAACCCAACTTTAATCGGTTGGGTTTTTTGTTGTTTCTGTATATATTTATAAGCATATGACAAAATCAGAACTAAAAGCACTAATCAAAGAGGTTGTACAAGAAACAAAAGCAATGAATCAAGATTGGTTTGCCGAAGATGTGCAACTCAATCCAGAGAAGCAAGAACAAATGACAACCACTCAATTGAATGGCTTGAATCAAAAATCGGCCAAGATGCTTGAAATCATGAAGTCTGATAATGTAAAGTTAGAGCCTTGGATGATTGACTTGATTAGCCAAGCATATCACAACATTGATGCTGTCGCCAACAAACTTATGTTTGGTGAGAAAAGCCAATAAAATGGTACAAATCAAATGTTATATCGCTCAATCTTTATATCAGATATTCATCTTGGTTCAAAAAATAGTAAAGCCAAGCAAGTAGATGAATTTCTGAAAACTAATACATGCCACAACCTTTATTTGGTTGGTGACATTATTGATGGTTGGAAATTTCAAAAGAATCGTTCTAGATGGAAGAAAAGTCATTCCGAAGTAGTTCGTAGAATACTAAAGATTGCTAACGGTGAAACAAATGTGTTTTATATACCCGGCAATCATGATGAATTTGTAAGAATGATTATACCATATCAAATGGATTTTGGTAATATCAAAATACATAACGATATAGAACATATAGGCGCTGATGGTAAAAGATACCTTGTAGTGCATGGTGACTTGTTTGATGGTATTACTAGACTTGCTCCATGGTTAAGTTTTCTTGGCGACAAGGGTTATGATCTCATTATCTCAATGAACGCAAAATATAATTGGATACGCCACAAGTTTGGTTTTGGTTATTGGAGTTTTTCAAAATATCTAAAGCATAGAGTAAAAAAAGCTGTTGATTTTATTTTCAAGTTTGAAATCAATGTTGCAAATCATTGCAAACGCAAAAAATACGATGGTGTTATTTGCGGACATATTCATCATGCCGAAATAAAAGAAATTGACGGCGTGAAATATATGAATTGCGGAGATTGGGTAGAATCTATGACTGCTCTGGTTGAACATCTTGACGGCAGATGGGAAATAGTACATTATACTCGCCACGATGAAGAGTAAAATTTTAGTTATATCAGATAATATGCCAGACCAAATAAACGGTGTGGTTACAACATTTAAAAATGTGGTAAAAGTAGGAGAGAAGCATGGATACTATATCTATGTTCTCGATCCATCATATTTTCGTCACTTCTCAATGTTCAGATATCCAGAAGTAAAAATTAGTTTGCCATTTGGTATATCTAATATGATAGACGACGTAGATCCTGATTATATCCATATTGCTACAGAAGGTCCACTTGGACTTGCTGCGAGAATACACTGCGAAAGAAAAGGATATAAGTATAACACTTCATATCACACAAAATTTCCCGAGTTTGCAAAAAGAATATATGGAATACCTGAATTTATTACATACAAGTATGTTCGTTGGTTTCATAAACATTCTGGAAAAGTGCTTGCTACTACAAAATCTATGGTAGATGAACTAAAGCAACATAATTTTACTGCCGAAGTTATTCCTTGGACTCGCGGCGTTGATAGAAGCTCGTTAAAATCAACAATTCAAAGATTTAGAAATATAAAGCCTGTTGTTTTGTATGTTGGCAGAGTATCAAAAGAAAAAGGATTAGACGATTTGTGTAAATATCAACACCTGTATTGTATTGATATTGTTGGCGACGGTCCATATAAAGAAGAACTTAGTGCAAAATATCCAAACGTTAGATTTCTAGGATATAAAACAGGTAAAGATTTAGCAGACTGTTATGCACAAGCAGATGTATTTTGCTTTCCTAGCAAAACCGACACTTTTGGCATTGTGTTAATAGAAGCAATGAGTATAGGAACGCCAGTTGCGGCATATCCTGTGTCTGGTCCTATTGATATTGTTCAAGAAGGACTAACAGGATTTTTATCAAACGATTTGCGCGAGGCTATTGATAAATGTTTATCTCTTAATAATGAAAAGGTTAAGCAAGCAAGTGCTATTTGGTCTTGGGAAGAGTGCTGGAACATATTTGAAAAGAATTTAGTAAAAAAGATTTGACTTTGTATAAAATTCCTTCACTCTCTTACTCAAGAAAAGGGTGTGGTGAATCTACTACACGGTGGGACGGCTTTTGACCACCGAAGGACGCGAACCGAAATATGCGCCTTCCTAGTTCTTTATATTTTCCTCTCTTAGTTTAATGGTAAAACTGGTGCTTTATAGGCGCTTGTTGTGGGTTCAATTCCTACAGGGAGGACCAATTTTTATGGTAGTGTGGCTCGATTGGTTAAGGCAGCATCCTCATAAGGTGTTTTATATGGGTTCGAATCCCGTCACTACCTCCATTTTATGCCGGTAAATCATAGGTAGCGATCAACTACATTGGTAATGTAGGAAGCAGGGCGCAAATCCCTGTACTGGCTCCAAATGCGGATATGGTGGAATGGCGAGACACACACGTTTGAGGGGCGTGTGCCGAAAGGCGTGGGGGTTCGACTCCCTCTATCCGCACCAAACTTTATGACAACAGCAATAATACTATGGACGCTGTTGATGTTGTTAGTAGCAACTGAAACAGACAACCAACCCCGTGAATAACGGGTCACTTTTGGCTCATATATATAATATATATCATATACTATGGCTAAGAAACTTAAAGTAAATGTAGCAGATATATCAAATAGTTCTTTGTTTGCAGGAGTTCCGGCAAAAGTATTAAAGAATGTACCAAAGATTTGTACAATGAAAGAATACTCGGCTGGCTCAACAATAATAAACGAAGGTGAAAAAGGAGATTTTATGTTTGTTATAGTAGATGGTCAAGTAGATGTACTAAAGGGGCCAAAGAAAATGAAACTTGCCACACTTGGTAAAGGAGTATTCTTAGGAGAAGGTGCTCTTGTTAGTAAAGCACCAAGAAACGCAAGCATTGTTGCAAAAGATAATGTTAAACTTGCTGTATTTGACCAAGCGGGATTTGATAAACTTTCAGTTATGCATCCATGTATTCCGGTCACTATGATGAACGTTCATAATGAGCGGTGTAAAGATACTGTGCGTAAAATGAATGTAGCAAAATCAAAAGAGTTTATATTGATGGCTGGTGTTGGACTATTACTTTTTATACAAAACTCTCATAGTATATTGCCAGCAAATCTACACCCTATTGCAGATCAGCTTGCTAGTTATATTCCAGCCCAATTAATGGCGTTGGGTGGTCCTGCTGCTGCGGCAATGGGACTAAAGTTAAAGCAACTTGAAATGAGTAGTATTGTTTCTAAACTAGACAAGATTTAAAACACTTTACATATATTTATTAGATATAGTACAACCAAATATTAAATATGCCAATACCAGAAGACCTACCCGAACCGACAGCCGAGCAAATCGCCGAAAATCGCGCCGCCGCACTCAACGCCGAGCATCCAGCATCATGGGTCTGGGACGAAAGTGCTGTATCGTTCGTTCCTCCAATACCGTTGCCTACCGACGGCAAGCCATATCTCTGGGACGAGGCGACAAAATCTTTTATACCGTTTCCAGGATTTCCAACTGACTAATATATTCTTTTAAATAGTTATTGACATCTGTAGGAAATGTTCTATAGTCATAAATAGTTATTTGGCTACATAGACCAATTGGCAGAGTCGTATCGCTTAGAACGATAGTAGTGTGGGTTCGAATCCCTCTGTAGCTACCAAATATAAATAGTAATCGCGATGTGTTTTGCATTTGCTGATTACTATTTATTGTATATGAAATACACAAAAGAGATACTAGAGGATGCTGTAAAGAAGTCATCGAGTGTGACCGATGTATTGAGAAATATAAACTGCCCAATGTCCGGCGGTGGACACTCTCATATAAGCAGAAAATTAAAAAAATATAATATAGATACTTCTCATTTTTACTCCAGTGTAGCACATCTTATTAAAACTGCGCAACGGTCTGCAATTTTAAGAAGAAGATCGGCAACGGATATATTGACACTTTCTTCTATTGAGAGAAGAATACCAGCACGTGTCTTGAAAAGAGCATTGGATGAAATGAAAATTGAATACAAATGTCAAAAGTGTAAAATAAATTCTTATGATAGTATGCCAATTACATTAGAAGTTGATCATATTAACGGAAACTGGCAAGATAACAGGTTGGAAAATTTAAGATATTTATGTCCAAATTGCCATTCGCAGATGAGTACTTGCCATAGAAAAAATATGAAAATAACCGACGAACAAATTCTTGAAGCATGTAAAAAATATTCTTATATAAGAGACGTTGCCAAATCATTAAATACAACACATCATATCTATGATAGAGTTCGTAAAATTGCACAAAGACATGATATAAAATTAATTTCGTATTTAGAATATGAAAAAATTTCAAGACCAAAACCTCCAAAACCTCCAAAAC